CCGATTAATCTTACCGTGGAGGTGCAAGGGGTTGTTGGGGAGGCGCCGGAGGGGCTTGGTGACCGCATTGGGGGGCGTGTTGTGCAGAGCCTTCAGTCCAATATGGACATGATGTTTCGGCTGCTGCCGGGTGCGACATGAGGCCACGCAGCAAATCAGGCGCCGTAATCATTGGCGAGTCGGCCACGGTCGCCTTCGACTGCACCGTGCGTGAGTCGCACGATCAGCGCTGGGACGTGACCCGCCATGAGGTGGAGAGTAGCGCTGCCGTCGCCGAGAACGTGCGGAAAAAGCCGCGTGAACTTGAACTCATTATCATCACGACGGACACGCCGCTCCGCGAGCTCAACGACACTAGCAAGAACCGAGACCGGTACGTTCTGCGGACGCTTGAGGCCATTGCGAACAACGTCGAGATCGTGAACATCAAGTGTCACCTTGGCTTGCTTCAGGGTTACATCATTGAGAGCATAACGACGCCGGTCACGGCGCAGGATGGTGAATCGCTGTCGCCACAAATCAAGCTGGTCGAGTACCGTCAGATTTCGACCACGAGCATTGCGACGCCTGACGCCTACCTCGATGCATTGGTGAGTGATACAGCGTCACAACCAGACGCTGCCCCATCGGGCGCCGTTAGTGGGGGTGTGGGCGCTGAATCCGCAGACGCCGAGGCGTCCGGCTCGCTGCTCTCCCGTATCGACGACTCACTCGATGGCGGACTGACCAACACTTTATCGGGCGTGGGTGAGACGCTCGGGGGGCTGTTCCAGTGATCGCCTACCGAACTCCCGGCACCGCCGCGCGTCGCTCCATTCGCGTCACGGCCTACGGCGCAACCGTCCGCCTGCAGTTCAGCTGGCACGATCGCCCCAAGGCGTGGTTCGTCGTCGAGACCGATACCGACAACACCCCGCTTGGGCCGGAGCGGCTTTGCGCCAACGCCGCAGTCGTGAAAACCATCCGGGACAGCACCGGCTCAATGGCCGGCCAACTCGTGATGATCGACTTCAGCCAGGGCGACGGCGACTTTGAGGTGTCTAGCCTGGGTGCGCGCCTCCAGCTCTACGGCTTCAGCCGTGCCGAGATTGAGGCCGCGGCACCAGCGTCCTTGCTCCCGACCGTAGTATCGGTGACATCATGACCACCGCCCGCCAGCGTTCGTGGCGTGTGGCCGTTGGCCCCGCAGAAGACCGCGGCGTGACCAAGCTCGCGGCGTGGGAGGGATTGCGCACAACGTTTAAGTACAGCGCCGATGCCGACACTCGCCCGAACAACCTTGAAATCAGCCTCTACAACCTGAACGACCGAAGCCGAGCGTATCTCGACAGCGACGCGGACGCCCCGCTGTTGGTGCTGCTGTATGCAGGCTTCGGCGACGAGCCCCCATTGCGGGCCGTGGCAGACATTGTGGACGTTGAGCACAAGCGCGATGGTGTAGACCGTGTGACGACGATTCGAGCCGGCGAAGGCGAACGCGCCTACACGGACGCGCATGTCTCCCTGAGCTTTCGCCCCGGAGCGAAGCTCTCAGACATCGTTGGGGCCATCGGCGCATCGTACGACGGCGTGGGGATAGACTTCGACCGCTCGCAGCTTCTCGCGCTGCCTGAGGTGGTGCGGGAGCGCGGATTGAGCTTCAACGGTCGGGCATCGGCGGCGCTGAGCATGTTGGCGCCGGAGCTTGCTATCTCGCCAACTGTGCAGGCGGGCTCACTGGTGTTCTTGCCGCGGGAGCCGGAGACGGGGCCGCAATCCCTCGTGTTGACGGCGGAAACCGGCTTGCTCGGCTATCCGACGCGCGAGAAGAAGAAGCGGCGCGGCGCGTCTGGGCGGTGGGTTATCTCCGCTCTGCTCGACTATCCGATTCAGCCCGGCGCCGTGGTTGTCGTAGGCTCTGAGGAGTTGAACGGCGGCGTGGTGGTCGATGAAATGACGATCACGGGCGACTCGCACGGCGACGAATGGGCCGCCGAATTGACCGTCACTCCGATCGAAGTGGAGTCGAAGTGAATCCCCGCGAGACCCTGACACGAGCCGTAGAGCTATCAAGCGCCGCAGCGCTCGATGCTGCGCGCGTGCATGTGTTCGCGGAGGTCTTGGAGTACAACGACTCCAAGCGCGAGGTGTCGGTCCGCCCTGTGCAGCAGGAGCGCGGGGCTGATGGCGTGGTGCGGCGCCTTCCTGACGTGCACGGCGTTCACCTGCAAGGTTTTGAGTTCGGGCCGTTCACGATCCAGGGGCCAGCGTCGCAGGGTGACACCGTGCTGCTGCTCGTGTCTGATCAATGCGTCGAGCGCTGGCTTGCTGATGGGGTGATTGCCGATGCCGACGTGGCCCGCCCCAACCGGCAGCTACAAAGCAGTATCGCTATTCCCGTAGGGTCTCCGCAGTCGCCATCCGCGACGGGTGGTAACCTTGTGGTTGGGCTTCCGTCCGGTGCGCATCTGGAGATTACGCCAGCGGGCGCGATCACGCTTGGTGGCTTGCTTGGCTCGCTCGAAATCTCGGCGCTCGGTGCGGCCACGTTGGCGAGCGGGATTGGCTCGATCAAGCTGACCCCCACGGGTCAGGTCTCGATCGGCACCGTCGCTGCCGACCTGGTGGGCATTGTCGCCGACACGCTGACGCAGCTGGCGAACACATCCGCTCCAATCATCACATCGGAGCGCAACACGTATTCCGCGCTCGCCACGCTCGCCGCTACGCTGAGGACGGTGTGACGGATTTCTACCTTGATACTTTTACGGGCGATCTCGGCGTCAACGCAGGCGGCGACGACCTGCGCATCACCACGCCGACCGAGGAACTGGCACAGCGCGTCTACGCTGCGCTCGAGGTCCGCCGCGGTGAATGGGTGTTCGACACACGCTTAGGCCTCCCCTTCGAGCGGTTTTGGCAGCGCCCTGCCGTGCTCGCAGAGGTCGAGGCAGAAGTGGAGCGGGCGCTGCTTGCCGTCGATGGCGTCGTTGCCGTGACGGTAACGGCGAGTTCGCTGAACCGATCGACGCGAGCAATCAACATCACGCTACAGGTCAAGGACACTGCGGGAACGATCGCACTGAACGGCGCCACGGTTGGTGGCCAGATCGGACTAGACTGGACCGACGCGGGAGGCTGGTAGGGTGACAGCGAGCATCAGCAAGGATACGCAGGTTGTTTCGCGCGGAACGGGCCTGCTCCCGTGGGCTTTCAGCAAGGCCCGCGTTGTCGCCCTGCTCTCAGCAGTGCTCGACAACGTTCAGGCGGCGGAAGACGAGATCGCGTGGTTGATCGATACGCTCGACTTGGAGACCGCGGACGGCGCAAAGCTCGACCTTATTGGCCGACGCGTCAAAGAGGCGCGTGACGGTCGCGCCGACGCGGTGTATCGCAACTTCATCAAAGTTCGCATCTTGCGCAATCGTTCGGTTGGTGAGGGATGGCGCGTCGCCAAGATTGCGCGGCTCATGCTTGGCGGAACCACTGTAAGCCGCAGACGCGCCGCGCCGCGATACTTCGAGGCTACGGTGAAGGTCGCCGCGCACAACGACTTTGCCACCCGGGCCGCTGCTGCTTCAGCCGCATTCGAAGCGGCCACGACCGACGCGATCGTGAACATCATCGAGCGAAAAGAGACCGGCTATTTCGGCTGGGACGAAGACGGCGACGCTAGCGGCTGGGACACCGGTATCTGGGCGGAGCTCTGCTAGGAGACACGTATGGCGACCAACTACGGATTCACGGCGAACGGATGGGTGACGCCCACATGGGGCCAGCTTCGGGCGGAGGCCGTCGGCTACGTGCAGGACCGGTTCGGCGCTGGATACCGCACGGACCGCGAGAGTGTGCTTGGCAAGGTCGTTGATCTCGGCGTTTACATGACGCGCGGGGTGATGGAGGCCGTGGGCACATTGCAGGCGCAGCTTGACCCGTCGCAAGCTACGGGCTCCTACTTGGACATCGCGGGCACGCTGTCGGGCGTCACCCGCTTGCAGGCAACCGCGAGCGTGGTCGATGTTCGGTTCTTCGCGCCCGTCGCGCACACCGTGCCAGCAGGAACCACGCTTCGCCTCGTTGGAGGTGACGGGCTGACATGGACCACGGATGCAGCAGGGACCGTAGCGAGCGGCGAGACATCCGTTGTGATTCGCGCCACCGCCTCGACGACCGGCCCTCGTGCTGTAACCGCGCTCGACCCCTTTGAGTTCGTCGCGACCTATGTGGGCTACGAAGACGTGACCAACATCGAGGCCGCCTACGACTCCGCCACGGGCCGCAGCGTTGAGACCGACGAAGCCTACCGCGTGCGCGTGAGCGTCTTCGGTACTCCCGGTCCCACGCCCAACGGCATTAAAGCCGCGCTGCTCGGTGTAAGCGGCGTGGAAAACGTCACTGTCACGATCAACCGTGGCGAGACTACGGACATCGGCGGGCGACCTCCCGGCGCTTTCGAGGCCGTCGTCTGGCCGGAGTCATCGACGCTCGAAGACGGCGTTGCCGAAGCGTTGTGGCAGAACTCGTCAGCAACCGGCGCGGGCTCCTACGGTGCGGTGACGCGCACTGTCACCGATAGCGACGACGTTAGCGTAGACGTGTCTTGGACGTGGGGCGCGGAGGTTGGCATTGACTACACCGCGGCGGTCGTTCGCGAGTCGAGCGCTCCGGCTGACTGGTCCGATCAGATCAAGGCGGCGGTGAAGACGTACCTCGACAGCCTCGACCCCGGCGACGACGTGGTGTGGCTTAAGGTCGCCGCGGCGGTGTCCGATTTCTCATGGGTGACGAGCGCAACGGTAACAATTCGCCGCGACTCCAACGCCTACGGAACGACTGACGTGGCCATCTCGGCGACGGAGATTGCGGCGGTCGGCTCCACGGTCAGCGTTTCATAGGTCGTCGCACCGAACGTCTCGCGGTACTCCAGCCGTAACCCCCATCGCTCCCGCGCTTCGGCGTAGAACGCGATGGGGTCGCCCTCCCAGGCCGGACGCGCGCCGACGGCGACCACGTAGACGGGGAGCGTGACGGACTCTGATGACAGCACGCTTGCGGCGATTTCCGCCCCGCACACCGTCTCGGGGTTCGCGAGTTCTGTTGCAACCCCCGCCGCTTTGAGCTGCGCGGATGTCTGCGACCATCGGTCCACTTCCGTCGCGTCCTCCGGCGCAATGACGCCTATGACCACCTCGCCATTGGGTGGCTCGCACCGGGTTGTTGGATCGGTGCCGCAAGCGGCGAGCAGGGTGAACGCGAGGAAGTAGCGCAACGGGTCTCCGTGGTTGAGTCAAGAAGATCGTCACGCTCGAAGCGGTGTCAAGCCACCACCCGTTCCGCCCGAATCGGCGCGCCGCGTACCGTTGCAGCATCAATCCCCGATGTGGTGACGACGTGGCGCGACCAGTAGAGCCAACAATCAGCCTCCCGACGTGGGCAACGGGCGGCACGCTTGTGCCCGCAGGCTCGCTTCCTGCCTCAGACACCGATGTTGTTGAGCCGGCTTCTGCTGAGCGCACGGACGGATGGACACCAGGCGTTCCAGCGCGACAGAAGTTCAACCACCTGCTCCGCTCCGCCGGGGAGTGGATAACGTGGGCGCGTGACGCCATCCGCAACACCCCTGGCACTTTCCCTCTCGTTTCTGGCGCGATCGCTCGCTTGTCGGCGGGCGATGTCGCGGTGGTCGATGGTACGGGCAATGCTGGCGAAGCGTGGGGCGCTGCTTGGGCCGTCGACCAAGGGGGTGCGACGGAGGACTCTACGTGCATCGACAGTGACGGCGGCCTCTTTGCGATCGGCTACTACACCTACGTGACGCTCCGAGCCCGCGACGTGCCGTTAACGGAGTCGTGGACTAAGACCATGCCCGCGGCGGTTGTGGACGTCTCGCTCTGTGGAGACGAGGTGTTCATCGCGAACGCCCTAAACCTGCGACGCTACGCACGCGACGGTGCGACGTTTGGGGAAATCACCATCAGCGGTACGGGCCTCATCAATCAGATCGAGGCGGGCGGCGATAAGCTGGCGCTGACGCGTCACGACATCGGCGCTGGCAATTGCAAGTTACAACTCTACAATGTCGGCTCTC